TTTATGATTTAGTCAGAATTAACGAGTTTCTTTCAACATCAGAACAGGAGCAATGTCACTTACAAGTCCTTCAACATCACCTTTTCCACAAGTGAAGGCTTCGTCGATTGCATTGGCTGTGATGTTATAAGTTACTTTCTGAACAAACAGATTTTCTTTTTCATCATCTGTCATAAAGTCAGCACTCATAATAAGAGCTTCAAGTTTGTCAGAGTACTTGTTCAACAGTTCGTTGCTCATAACCAACTCTGATTTTTCTTCAACGAATTTTTCACCATACTTTTCACGAAGTTCTGTTGCTCTTTCTTCATCAACTGAGCCTGTGTACTTTTTGACGACCATGAACATGATTTTGTCACCTTTTTCACTCTCAACTTTGATGGATTCTGGGTTACGACCCATTTCTTGATACATTTTCTTCCATTCGTCAAGTGCAGTTGATTTGATGTCTCCTTCAATTGACTTCTGCTCAGCAGTTTTGTCTTTGATTTCCTCTTTCAAGGTATTGAACTTTTTCAGTTTCTGTGCAAAATCGTCACCTTTAACTAAAGCGATCGGTTTTAAATCCTTTTTTGCTGCTGGCGCTTTTACTGCTACTACTTTTTTACCTAATGCCATGATTTTATGTTTTTAAGTTTATTGTTATTATTTCCTTTTGACTCAACAAATATACGGACAATTCCCCAATAAAAAAAGGATTTATTAAAAAATATTCAAAATTTTTGTATTTTATATCCAATTAAATTATTATCAAAAATATAGTTATTTCTTCCAGTTAGTGCTTCTTCTTTTGTGTTGTAGCATCCAATATGTTTTCGTTTTTTATCTACTCCTATTTGTGCTATCCATTTATTTAACCTTGGATTATATACTACTCCAATATAGCCAGAGTTATTGTTTGATTGTTTTCTTTGTTTTGCACTCCTTATATGTTTTGAAATCCATTCTAAATTATTTGGCTCAAAATTTTTATTTGTATCTATCCTTGTTAAAATATAATTTTCTTTACCATAATTATTTAATGTTTTTATATAATCAATAAATAAAGCCGCATCGTTTATCCATTTATAATACATTGAAATTTTATCACCAATGTAATTAGGATCATTTTTATTAAAACGCCATCTTTTAATATTGGCATAAATATCATATTCTTTAGTAAAACGTAATCCATGCTTATAACTTGGATTATTCTCTCCAGAACTAAATCCAGTACCACCATCCGTTATATTTGTCAATTTATATCCTAATCCCCTATATAATTTAATGTGCCGTATTTCTTCTTTATAAGCTTCTTCTTCTGTTAAATTATCTAATAAAATTGTCATTTTGATATGACCATTTTGACTAATTATTTTTCTAATCCATCTTGAAGAATGAAAATCATTTGTTTTTGAATATATTATATGCCTTTGTAATCTTTTTTTAGGATTTGTTGTTATACCTATATAACAATTATCATCTTCCTCAATATCAGATTTTAAAATATAAAGAGAATACATATAAATTATGTTTTTTAGTATATATAATTTATATGTATTCTGAATTTGTTCATAATTAGTTTACAAACTTATCATCATTTGGAAAATATCTTACTGTAGTTTCATATACATCAAGTGCACCAAAACCATTCTTGGCTCTATAAGTATATGAAATTTTGATGTGAACAATACCGTTCTTAAATTCAGGACCTGCATCCTTGTTATATTTCGCCTTGTAATCCTCAACGGTTAGAGTATCAAAAACCATACAATCAACTTTTTGAAAAGAAGAAGGGTCTTTCAGACCTTTGACAAATTCCGTTGACATATACTTGTCAATTTTTTTAATAAATTTTTGTTCTGGAGTTGAAGAACAAGAAGCGAACAATACAACTGAAACTAAGGCAAAGAATAGATTTTTCATAATTTTTATTTTTAAGTGTTATTTTTTTTATTTAATTTTTCAGAATTTTATTTTAGTTTTTGTCAAAATCAGTATTAGGTTTTATATCAGAGTTTTTATTAGCTCCAAAGCCAGTCAACAACATTTCATCTTCAATAGTAATTTTTTCCATTTTTGTGATTTTTTAAGTATTTAATTCTATTGTTTCAACAGTACAAAGATAAGCATTTGTTTCTATTCTACCAAACAAAGCATAAAAAAAGTGTGAAAATATTCACACTTTTTTTTATTTATGCTAATTTTTTATCCTTTATTAGATTTCTTAAAAATAAGTTTTTTTCACCACCAATAAATTCAACCCATTCTTTATATTCTGGCATTTTTGTAAAATTTTGAAATTTTAACCATGTTTTATATTTGTTTACAAGGGTTTCTCTGCCAATTTTTGCATTAATTAAATCATCGTCAGAAGTATATTCTTCTTCAACTATTTCTGGTAATGCTTTATTTATCATAAAATCTGTAAAATCTGGATATAATTGTTTATTGAATACTCTTTCATCACAAACAAAACAAACTGCTGTTAATGCATCGTTTAAGTCTGGCTCTATAAAATGAGTAAACTTAATATCATTATCAAGCAATAGATCAGCAATTTGATTCAATGTACCAACAGACTTACCATCAAAATCTCTACGACTGTTTGTTGATCCACCATTTAAAACTATCCAAGTCATATGATTTTCAACAAAATCAATATTATCTGGATCATCTTTATATTTGTGAGCATATTGATCACTTGCATGACCACCTTGAATTCCTTGTTGAATTCCCATCAATTGATAAGGTACAAAAATATATTTTCTTTTTTCCATTTTATTTTTTATTAACTGCTCTAAACAGTTTTTGTAGATTTTTTAATGTGTATATAACTTGTTTGTCTGTAATAGACTCTATTGAATATTTAATAATACCCTTTTCATTTGTTTTGAATTTGTCTCCATATAAATCTTGCACAATTGAAATACAGAATAAATGAAAATTTTTCATTATTTCTTTTTCCTCTTCTTTATTTTCACTTGCTAAAGTCCATTCAAACCCAATTGGTTTTGGTTTTTTCTTTTTTCCTAAAGATTCAAGTTTTAATTTTCTTTCTTCTGCTATTGGTGGTTTGTCTTGTCTTTTAAATGTTAATTTCATGTTTTAAGTTTTTAGTACATTCAGGACATCTATTAATTAAGTCATTAATTGATATATTTTTATCAATTTTTGCATATCTCTCTTCTGATTTTAGATAAGAAATGTCAGGTTGTTCATATGGTGAATTATGATTATAACCTCGTTTTAACATTTCCAAAACTAATTCATCATGCCGTATTTGCATATTTTCTGGTTCAATTTGAACTACAGGACTAATACGCTTTGTTATTTTATGTTTTTTAACAAAATTGTGTCTATGTTTATGAATTTCACCGTGTTCTCCAAGTAAATGTTGTTTACATAATAGACTTGGATTAATTCCCCACATTCTCATAAATTTTTTAATTTCTTATTTGCAATAATTACCCATAAGTATTCTAAATCTTCTAAAGTTGCTTCAGCGTCTACATAATCTTCATCAAAATCATAAGATTTATCTTCTATATCTTCATTTATTTTGAAATTTTTTTCAAATAAATCTTTTACTATTGAAAGACAGAATAAATGAAAATCTTCTAATGATTCATCAGAACTTTCTCCATTTAAGTTCCAATTATACCCAATTGTTGAAATATACCTTTTTTTAAGAATTAAGTTATATTTTAATTCTTCTAATTGTTTTTCGTCTTGTTTCCTTTTAATATTTATAATCATTTGTGATAAGCTTCTACAAATATAAGAATTAATTGTAATAAAAAAAATTATCTAATTAAATCGTTTTCTTCTAAATATTTTTTTACTAATATCTCAATCAACTTAGTACGATCTATTATATTATCTTCAATGTGTTTTTGAAATATTTTATTAAGTTCGACATCTAAACTAAAATATATCTTCACTTTCTTTTCTTTTCTCATAACTAATTTTTATTTGTATATATTTATAATAAGTGGTCCATATTTTCTTTTTAATATATTTTTTCCAAAAGTAGAAAAAAGTGACTTTTTTTAATTTATATATACTATAAAAAGAAAACTAATCATGAATCACAAATGGCATTATGATAATTTAATTAAAACAAGAAAAATTTTAGATAGAAATAAATATAATGGAATATATTATGAGGATCATCATATAATAATGAAATCAATGGAAGGTACTGATGATAACGATAATAGATTATTATTAACAGCAAAAGAACACTATATTGCACATTATTTACTCTGGAAGATATATAGAAACAATCAAACTGCATATGCATTTTTCTATATGTGTAATGATGGTAATAAAACAGGTATTAAAATTTCTAGTAGAATTTATGAAGAGATTCGTATAGAATGTGCAAAAATTTCATCAATAACACTTAAATCTCTATGGGATAATCCAGAAACAAGAGAAAAATTATCTATAGCAAATAGCGTAAAAAATAAAGGAAGAAAGCACACAGAAGAAAGTAGAAAAAATATGAGTGAAGCACATAAAGGTATTTCTCAATCTCAGGAATCTAAAGATAAAAGAAGTTTGAAAATGACTGGTCAAAAAAGATCAGATAAAACTAAACTACTTTTAAGTAAAATAAATAAAGGAAAAAAATTTTCAGACGAATTTAAAAGTAAATTATCAGAAGCTGCAAAAAATAGAATACTTTCTGAAAAAACTAAATTGGAAATGTCTAAGAAAATGTCAATAGCAAAAAGTAAGCCAAGAAGACAATATAAATTGATTTCACCAAATGAAGACGAATATATATTTGATGGTTTAAAATCTGTATATGAATTTTCAAAATATAATGAAATTTCTATCGCACTACTTAAAAAATTTTATAATAAAGGAAAAATAATTACAAAATCAACAAAATCACAAAATAGTAATAATTGGGAATTTGTTTTATTAAAAAGGATGTAAATTATTTGTGGTAAGGTTCTTTTGTTTTAAATGACCAAGAAGGATCTGGTTTATAATCAGAATTTGTAAAATATTCATATATAGGTTGCCAATCTATTTCTGGATCAAATGAACTTTTATCATCTATTAAAACATTATAGTATGGTTTCTTATCATAACAACCAAAATTACCTTTTGATTCATTAATTTCAGGATTTTCATTTATATATTTGAAAAATATTTCATCCTTTTCAAATTGCTCCATATAAATCTTGATTTCATCAGGATAAGATGATGTGTATAAAATCATAATAATATCAGGTCTATTTTTTGTAATATATTGAAGTGTTTCTTTAACATACAAATAATATTCTATTTCTTTGACCTTTTTTCTATAATCTGGCTTAGAAATAACACCGTGAACATCTATAAACCAATAAGTTTCATACCATTTCCTTTCTTCAGCATGCAAGAACATTTTTTTTATCCATTTTAATAATGATGGTTCATATGTTACTTTATCTATTTTCATTCTTTTTCACTTATATAATTTAATTCACCAAGTTTTAACATTCTCTCTAAAAGCATACCATCTTTATATGTATTCTTAGTTTTCTTAATATTTTTATTTTTAAATAAATAAGAATCAGAATAATAACTTGTACCAGAACAAGTAACTTTTATTTTTTTACATACCTTAATATCAATTTTCTTAAATCCGTAAGTAACTCTTTCTGGTATAACATTATCCATTGGTGCTGAAAAAATGCAATTTTTATATACGATATAATTTTGCTGTTTGTGTTTCATTTGCCAAACAATGTCAACATCATCACTTTTTTCTTCACAATCATTTATGGTTTCTAATATATTTTTTAATAATACATCAGAAAGAATGACCAATTCAAATCCTTTGTCGGACTGATTAATCATTTTAATATTGTCTTTATCTTTGTGATAAAATTTAATAAATCTCTTCATACTTACTTTTATGGTTTTATAGTTTTCACAAAGATAAAAAACTTTTTTGAAATAAAAAAATAATATATATGAAATATGAAATACTTACAAACATACGAGAATTATCAACTCATTTTAGAAGATAAACAAATAAGCATATATAAATCAATACAAGACAAGACTATAAGCAAACTTAGTTTGAATTTATACTTTGCTGCAACTTATACTTGGGGTGTAACGATGTTATATCCAATTGTTGATGCCCTTGTTAAAAATTCAAGTGTTCCAGATATTACACCACAACAAATAGTGTTATTGACATTATTTTCTATTACACAAATTTTGAATATGGCAAATAACGATGTTAAAAAGATTAAAGCAGAATTAGAAAAAGATGGTATATTACCTCTTGCAGAAAAAGTAAAAACATCATTATTATCTGTTCATAAATTATTCAGTTTTGTTTCAAGAAGTTTTGGTAAAGTTATTGATTCATTTATTGATATGGTGGCTTATGTTGGTTTAGGTGTTCCTTTCACCACCGCAATTGTTGAACTTATATCTAAAGAAGGTCTAAATTTAGAAACTTTACCACAAAAAGCAATGGTTCTTGGTGGTGCCGCAGGTATTTATGGTATTAAGAGTATAATTGAAACTATTGTTGATTTGATTAAAAACAAAATGAAAAATGATATTCACTAAATATCAAGACTTTTTAAATGAGTCACTAAATCAAAAAGAATTTATTTTATTAGTAGGTCCTCCAGGAATGGGTAAGTCTTTCTATACAAATAAGTTAGAAAAGAAATATGATATATTTAATAGAGATGATGTTGCAACTGAAATTTCTGAGAAAAATGGATTTACTTATAAAGAATCATTTAATCGTCCTACTTTAGTATTAAATAGAAGCAACAAAACATATTTTGTTCCAGAAGAATCTGACTTTTATGAAGAAGATGGTAAGAGATATTTAAGAAATTATGAGTTTTTAGGTGAAGTTATTGAATTGCCAGAAAATAGTTTTATGAGAAGATGGTCAAGTGAAGGATTTAAAAAGGTAATAGACCTTAATCATGAAGTTGAAGAAACATTTAATAATAGATTAGAGAAATCAATAAAAGAGAATCATAATATAATTATTGATTTAACAAATATAACTAAAGTATTACGAAGAACAATGATAAATAGTTTGAAAGATAACAGAAGTAAATATAAAGTTATTGCTATTATTTTCAATGAAGGTGGTAAAGATATGGAAGATTTGATGATTAGTGTAAACAGGAAAAGAGATTTAGATTTAATTAAAACAAAAAGAGAAAAAGAATTATCTGATGATCTTCTAAAAACTTTTCTAAAAAATTACGAAGATCCAGAAAAAGAAGAAGGTATAGATGAGATTGTTCATGTTGATACTAAAAAAGAATTGGAGAATTTCTTAAATTCAAACAAACAATCCTGATAATTTATCAAAAGATTTCCAATGTTATGAAACCAAAGTTTCATCGTAAAAATTTCTTTTTACAGGATTTAACATCAAACCCACTATCGGTTGGCTTAGCCAAGTATCACCGACTACTTTTCTTAAAATATTCCCAGAACCATTAATATCAGCATTTAATAAAATACCTTTACTTGTCTGAAATAAACCTCTTTTAACTCTTTTACCTAAATACTCTTCTTGTTTTTTCACTGGTTCCAAATCAATTAAACTACATTTACTTGTATAACTCTCCTCATGATAAATAAAAATGATACCAAACTCATTACATTTATTTTCAAGTTTTATCTTAAATTTCAAATAAGGAATTGATTATTATTTTTTATACTCTATATAAATAAAATAAAGTCATATTTTTCTATTTTTAAATAAAAACATTCATATAATTTCTTCATATATAAAAAAAAGAATATTTTTATGGTAATTCAAGCAAACGAAGACTATTTACTACATTTCATATCTCGCGATTTCCAATATCTCACACAACAAAAAACTTTCCAATATAAAGGTGTCAATTTAAAAAGTTCATACTTGATTAGTATTATCCACGAACTTTTGATTAAATATTATTTTAGTGTAAATATAGAAACAAAGTTCAATTTATCTTCACTAATTCTTAGAAAAAAGTATGGTGAGCATTATAATTATTATATAGAGTATTTATGTGAACGAGGGTTTATGAGTTTGGTTTCTAAATATTATGTTGGAAAAAAGACAAATTCCTATAAATTAGATACTAAGTGTGTTTATGATGTTATTAGATATAAAAATACTGATAAATTTTTAATTAAGAAACAGAATAATAGGTATGAAACATCTATTACTGAGATGAATAATAGTCTAATTCTTCCTGAAATTAGAGTAAAATTAATTGAATCATTAAATAAGATAAAAATTGATTACAATGGAGCTGTTAAATTTTTAGATGAATTAAAGGATAAATCAAAAATTGATGATTCAAAATATCAAAGAAATTTAATGTCAATAGAAAATATTAAAGAAAAAACTATTTATTTTAATTTTGATGATTTTGGTAGATTCCACACTAATTTCACTATTCTTAAAAAAGAAATAAGAAATGAATTTTTAACAATTAATAATGAAATGATTACTGAAGTAGATATAAGTAATTCTCAGCCATTATTTTTTGCTGTTATATTAAAAAAACAATTAGTTAATATAAATGGAGATACAAAAAAATATTTTGAGTTGGTTAAGAATGGATTGTTATATGATGATATAGTTGCAAATTCACCTGGATTGAAGAGATGTGATGCTAAGGAAATTGTTTATAAGGTTTTATTTGGTGATAATACAAAGGGTAATAAAAAGGTAAATAAAATTTTTAAGAATTTATATCCATCTGTATATGAATACATACTAGAATTTAAAGAGAATAAGAAAAATTATAAGGAATTATCACATCAGTTGCAAAAAATGGAAAGTGAATTTATTTTTAATCAAGTGATTAAAGAAATTTATGAAACTTATCCTGAGATTATATTATTTACTGTGCATGACTCAATTATATTTCCAAAATCATATAAGGAAAAAATTGAATCAATTTTTTATAAGCATTTTCAAAAACTGATTAATTTCTAAAATCGTTATATCTTGAAAGCCTTGCTGCTACTTCTTGTGGATTTGATTTAATATATCTTAGAACATCAGGTCTTATTTTGCTACCATATTTGCCAAATATTTCTCTACTCCAATTCTCTTCATCTTCACTTAAATATATCTTTTTTAACTCTTCTAAAGTTAATTTTGGTATATTTATTATGAAATTTTTAACACCTGGAAAATTTTTATATTTTGAACTTATTCTAAGACTAAAAAGATTTTCAGAGCCACCTTTAGGTACAGTTGCCAATCCACTATATAATAACTTCCTCATAGTTAGAAGGTTAATAACAGAGACTACAATTTGAGTATTATTTTTTATTGGATATGCAATCATCCACCCACCAGTTATATCTTTTGATATTACTTTTTCCCAAACAGATTTTCTTATATCTCTATCAGCTTTTTGAAACATTTGTACTAATCCACCTTCTGATTGAACTAATTTTTTTAGATTAAACATATCTATCTCAGAGTTAAATAGATTATTATAAGATAAACTATCTTTAAAACTTCCTATTTCTGGAGATTCCATAGGACCATTAACAAATTTTATACTCCAAGTTTTATCTTTTATGATAACATCATATCTTGAGTCCATTTGCTCTGATAATTGCCCATTATATACAGCCGCAATAAAACCTTCAAAATTGTGACCTCGTATTTCTTTATTTGTTAATAGTGAATCAAAATAGTCAACAAATCTAACTTTATCTTGATCTGATTGATATTCTAAGTCAATATCTTTACCTATTTTATAAAAAGGTGAAGGTCTATCTCCAATTTTATGAAAATTGTCCCATAAAATTTTCTTTATTACACTGCTTGATTTTTGTTTAGGTACTGGAATTGATCCATAAATGTGTAGTAGCCTACCCATTATATCGTTATATGTTAAAGGTTCTTTTTTAAATTCAGTCTTCTTTTCAAATAATTCTATATATTTCATATCTCATATATATAATTATTTTTTTCTGAAAATTAATTTTCAAATTGCATCAATTTACTTAATTTGTATTTTCTAAGAGCAACTTTAACCTCATATTTTTCAAAGAAATGCTGTTCAAAATTTGAATCAGAATCTGTTGATTCACTTTCTATTGTATTACCATCTTTATCAATAATTTGATATCTCTCCACAGCTCTATAAAATATTTTATCTTTAATTAAATCTACGCAATTTGCATTGTCTTGATATTTTATATTTCCAATTCCGTTTTTTATATCTGAGACATTACCTCCAGCAAAATATACACTAGCAAAGGTAGTCATGTTATTTCTGATAAAAACTCCATTTACAATATTGCCATATTCAATGTTAAGACTAAAGTTTTTAGTGTGAATAAACTTTTTATATGCTAAAAAAAATATTTCAAAATTTGATTGATAATTGTATGTACAATAAATATCCTCACTTAACTCTAAATCATTAAATTTTAAATATTTCAAATTAAATCCAATTTCATTAAATTTTTCTAGAAGTATACCATAATTAATTGCTGAAAATTTACTTTGATTATTTTTTGAGATTAAGAAACTGTAATCAAAATCAACATCACCAAGTTTATAGTATTTGAATTTAATATGAATTGTGTCGTGGTACATTTTACCAATTTAGTTTAGATACAGTTGATTTAATAAGTTTCTCTGAGTTTTTATCCCACTCAATAAAATGTAGATCATTTTCAATTGAAAGATAATTTTCAATAAAATTGTCATCCTCTGGAATAAGAACAGACGCTAAGACCGTCATGCCTTTATTTTCAACACTTTCGTATTTTTTGAGATCCTCTTTATATTTTCTGCTGAGAACAGAATAAAGATCAAGAACACCGTCAGTGTCCAAATTTGTATTTTCTTTTTGAATATCACCAAATATCGGTTCTGTTGGCTTTACAAAAACCTTACGTTTGTAATAAAGTACAACATCAAAAATTTCATTATATTCTGTCATAATCTTATATGTTTAAGATTACAAAGATAAGGAATAAATGTTGAATAAAAAAGTATTAGATGTTATATTTAACAACATTTTTTTGTCTATCAACAACATTTCTATAAATTTTTTTACCTTCTTCTGTAGTACCTCTCATTTTATACTTGTCTATTAAATCTACAATCCATGATTCTAAGTTAGTTCCTTTACCTTCAACCATACTTCTAATATCCTTTGGAAGCCAAATATGATAAAGTTTGCTATCAATTTGAACCATTGCTCTCATTTCTAAACCTTTACTAGCCATTATACTTTGAACATCAGGTGTCATTCTGACCATATTTTCTATTTCTAATGTTTTTTTATATAATCCTCCTTTAGCTTCTTTAAAAGTGTCTTTTGCTATGAACATATAAAAATCATTATCCTCACTTAGAGGATTCTCGTTTAATAATTCTGCGAAAAGATCGACTTGTTCTTCTGGTTTCCATCTTGCTTCAAATGTTTTTAAATGTTTCATATTTTATATATTGAATTTTTTTGCTTCCATTTCCATATCAATACGATTTAAAAATTTTTTATCAACTATAACTTCAAGTCTAATGTAGTTACATTTTATGAAAATTTTTAAATCGTAATCCATGAAATAATTAAATATTTCTAGTAGCCTTTCTTTTGATATTGGATTAGGATTTGGATTTATAGTTATAACTAACTGTATGTCGTTGACTCCCCAGCCTGTATCAAATACTTCTACATTAAAAGCATCTAATTTTTCTTTTATAAATCCTCTATAATGATTATATATTTTAAAATTTCTTTTCTCAAATAATTCTATATCTTTAACGTGATTCATATATTGAATTTTTTTGCTTCCATTTCCATATCAATTTGATCAAAATAACTTTTAGGTACATCATATGCTTCAAATACAACTGTTTTTATACCTTTCATTTGATTGGTTGATGGATATACTTTGAATGTTACATTCCCATTACTTTTTAAATGTTCAAAATCTTTACAAAGTTTTAATAGTGCAATATTACTTATAGTATAGTCATATTTAATTGATATTGTGATATGATTTGATTCACTAAATATTGAGACTACATTATTTCTACTTCCGATTGAAAACCCCTCTTCATCAGAATATTTTTCTGATAAATAATTATTATATTTAGTCCAATCTTTAAAATTCTTTTTTTCAAATAATTCTATTTCTTTAACGTGATTCATTAAGTTTCCTATCGTTTATTTCTTTTTTTATTAATTCTTCAATAAATTTAGATTTATTTCCAATTTTTAAGTTTAATAAATGTTCTTTTAACATAGATTCTATTTCAGAGTCAATTGTTATTGTGACTTTCTTTTTCATGTGTTTTTCTTTTTCTATCATATATATAAATTTTTATTTAATGATTTTTATTTCTTACCTTTTTTTGACTTTTTTTGACTTTTTTTTATTTATATATACAAATAAAAAAGAGTAATGAAAAAGAAGAAAACAAAAACAGAATTATCAGTATCATTAAGCGATGATGTTATTAAAATTCTAAATGATGAATTTGAAAATCGTTCAAAATTTATTGAATATTGTATTATAAAAGAATTGGAAAAAAATCCTGAATTTAAGGAAAGGATTGAAAAATTAATAATATTCTAATGTTAGGTGATTATGAAAAATTAACAACGAAAAAATTTATTGAAAGAGCGACACAACTTCATAATAACAAGTTTGATTATTCATTAGTTGAATATAAAACTGCTGTAACAAAGATTAAAATTATTTGTCCTGAGCATGGAGTATTTGAACAAACTCCAAATTCACATTTAAGAGGCTATGGTTGTTCAAAATGTAAAATTATAACTAATGAAAAATTCATAAAAAATTCAAAAGTTGTTCATGGTGATAAATATGATTATTCATTAACTGATTATAAAAATTCTAATGATAAAATAAAAATAATTTGTCCTATTCATGGTATATTTGAGCAAGCACCGAGAATGCATTTATCTGGTCAGAATTGTCCAAAATGTAATATTATAACAACTGGCACTTTTATAGAAAAGTCAAGTAAAATTCACGAAAATAGATATGATTATTCATTAGTTGATTATAAAAATAACAACACAAAAGTTAAAATTATTTGTAATATACATGGTATATTTGAACAAACACCAGCAAATCATATGAGTTGTAAAAATGATTGTCCAAAATGTGCGAGTTTATTATCAAATACAAAAGAATTTATAATAAAATCAAATATAATTCACGAAAATAAGTATGATTATTCATTAGTGGATTATAAAAATAATAGAACAAAAGTTAAAATAATATGTTTAAAACATGGTGTTTTTGAGCAACTTCCAAGTTCACACTTAAATAAACAAGGATGCCCGATATGTAATGAATCTAAAGGTGAAGATGTAATAAGAAAATATCTTAAAACTAATAATATTAGATATAAGAGACAAAAAACATTTGATGGGTGTAGTTATAAATATCCATTAAGATTTGATTTTCATTTAATAAAACATAACATTTGTATTGAATATGATGGTATGCAGCATTTTAAACCCATAGAATATTGGGGAGGTGTAGATACATTTAATTATATTTTAATGAAAGATGAAATAAAAAATGAATATTGTAAAAATAATAATATAAAATTGATAAGAATAAAATATGACGAGAATATTATAGAAAAACTTACAAATCAATTAGTTTTTTCGTATATAAATATATCATGAAGGCAGTTTTTACTTTATCAAGACTAAATTTCTCTATTAGTATTGGAATGTTTAAATATTCTTTGTATTTATCAGAATATTGTTCCTCGAAAGAAATGATATAAGTGTCAAAAATAGTTAGGGAATCCTCACATATAATATCATTATAAAGTTTATATGGATCTTTTGCTTTTTGTTTCTTCTTTAATATATCAATTTCTCTTGCTCTATCAATATTGAGAAATAATATTTCACGAATTTTTTCATCAGATAAATTCTTTTTAACATTTGCTAAATGATTTACAATAATATCAGTAATTACATTAGCTTTTTTGCCATACAATCTTTTTACAATATTTGTAAAATTTTCAGCAAAATCTTTTTTGAAATTATTTGTAACTAAATCAAAATCTTTTTCTGCTTTCCTAACTTTTCTAATTTTAGAAAATTCATGTGACCAATCACCAGATATTAATTGATATGATTTGCAACTCCTTCCAATTTCTTTAACGGCATCAGTTAAATTTGTTATTGTTCTATCATTTTTTATCCATTGTTCAGCACCAAAATCATCTGATTTTAAAGAATAATTTTCAGTGTAATATTCTTTGTTATAAGAAAATAAAATATTTATTTTATTCTCACATATAGAAATAACTAAATTATTTTTCTGATTGCGCAAAAGAGTTGTGATATCTTTCTTATATGTTAGTTGACCCCATTGTGCATCATCAGAAATTGAATAATTTCTTTGAATTAATTTCATAACATATTTAGGTACACCTATATTAATAAGTGAACTTTTTTCAAATAATTTGTAAGAAAGTATAAATTTCATAATTAATTATTTATATATATTAAAAAATAAAAATAAAAATATAGAGGTGTAAAAAACCAGATTTTTTTATTAATATATAGATAATAAAACAAAAAATAATTTATTTAATCATGAGAAGAAAACAAAATATTCAGGATACATTTAAGAGTGTTGTACCAGAATTCGCTGCTGGATCTTGGAGCGTTGGATATTCAGGTCATACTAATATCGCTGGAACTTTAATAGGATCAGGAGTTACAATTACTGCAATTAGAAACATTACTGGTTACACCGAAAAAGTCACTGGAAATCCAATTATGAATGATGTTTGGGTTGATTATGTTTACTTGAATGGCGGTGTAACACCAGCTAGTGGAACAACAAGCATATATAGCTATCCACCAGCAACTACAACTACAACTGCCGCTCCTACAACTACAGTTGCTCCTACTACGACTACGACTACAACTTAATATAGTGGTATAGAATAAAATATAACAATATCTTCAATAATATTTGAAGATATTGTTGACGTTTATAAAAATAATATAATATTATGTGGGAAAGAATTAAAGCATGGTTTATCAAAAATTGGTTTATCATAGTAAATTATTTAGTAATTTTCATATCTTACTCTGTTATCTATGGTAAAGATGGTGTTGTTTTCGCTGAAGTTTTATTGGGATTATGGTTATTTGTTTCAGCAGCTTACGGATTATCTAAATTATTTGTTAAAAAATAAATTAATTTTTATAAAAGAAAAAAAGTCACTATTTTTATAGTGACTTTTTTATTTTTTACTTAAACAGTGTACCATCATACCATTGTTTTTCAGTTGCATTTGGTTGTAATAAATAAGCATTTAGCATTTCACTAAGTTTAGCTACTGATTCAATAGCAAATGTGTGGCAACCAACATTTACAACATATCCATAATTTACTTGTCTAATACTAATTTCTCTAATTTTTCCAACTTCGTCAGAACTACTTTTTTCACCACAGCATGATCCCATAGCCATAGGACGATCTGATTCACAACAAACTTCATCTCTAATCATAATAATTTCTTTTTTATTTATTATAATACATATATTAAAAAAAGTTTGTTTTCAGATGACTTTTTTGACCTTAAATATTTTATATATACAAATAAAAAAGTTATGATAATTACAAAAACAATTAAAATGTCTGTAAATGGAACTATGGTTAAAAGATATAGAGAAATGGGTTATGATGTTAAACAATATGATATTATAGAATTGCCAGTAGATAAATTAAGTAAATATAGCCATTTAAAAATATTATGCGCTTGTGATATTTGTGGAGAACAAAAAGAAGTTAAATATAACAATTATTATAGATATATTGAAAGAGGTGAGACTTATACTTGTAAAATATGTAATTTAGAGAAAAGGAAGAAAACTTGTATAGAAATATATGGAGTTGATAATGTTTCTAAAAATGAAGAAATAAAGAAAAAAGTAAAAAAATCAATGAAAGATAACGGCACTGATTATGGATTTAGATCACAATCTTATAAAGATACATTATTTGAAAATTATGGTGTTACAAATCCTTCGATGTCTGAAGAAATTCATAAGAGACAACAATCTGGATATATTTTAAAACATCATAAATCAGGCTTATATTATAGAGGAACATATGAAGAAGATTTTATAGATTATTGCTTGAAAGAAAATATAGAAATTGAAAATTTTGTTGGCACAATTGATTATTTTTTTGATGGAAAGATTAGAAAGTATTTTCCTGATTTTTTAATTAAGAAATCAAATACTGTTGCTGAAATTAAATCATCTTATACTTATGAGTGTGAAAAAGAACAAAATGAAGCAAAAAAAGAAGCCACTATAAATAATGGCTTCAATTTTAAGTTTGTAATCAATAAAGATTACAGTGGAATGTGATTATTCGTCGCCATCTAGTTCAAAAAAATCACCAGCATCATCGTTTTCACCAAATGTTGCTTCATCGTCAGGTTCTTTTGTTGAAACAGATTCACCTTTAGATGCAGTTTTTTGTGCGATATGAACATCATTACCAGCAAGGATTTCAAGTATTTGTGTAACTTTATACCTTTCTTCTGATGTCCACTCTTTTGGTGAGTGATCTTCTAAATTCACTGTACGTTCCATTAATAGATCAGTAATCAATTTCTTAGCTTTAGGATTGGTAATTTTTTTCTTACCTTTATCATCTGTTTCAACTGGTACTATTCTACCTTGAATTGAAATAGGTGTAGAATCCATAAATGTGCTAGAATCATAGTTAGGGAATTCACCTAATTGCTTCATGACTAATTTGAAGTTTTTACCATTAGCCAAGTCAAAAACATTACAAGGATCACCTGAAATGCCATCTTTTTGGTCTTTGATTTTTTCTTTGATTTTATATCCATAAGGATAAATCATAACTTTACCTTCAAGATCACGATTTTGTTCATCTTCTATTACAAGAATGTATGAATAAAACTTTGTACTTCTACTAATCAACTCAGCTTTTTCTACGTCAGACGCATTTTTTGAGTTTCTTAATTTCCAATACATTGTACACATGTCACACTTGTCTGTGAGATTTTTAGCACAGTCATAATAACCTGCTAATTCTGGGTGATTTTTAAAGTCAACATAGTGTTGATGTTTCTCAACTGCTGATTGTGCTACCTTACCTTCTTTGGTGTAATTTGGGAGAAACCTGATAGTTGCTACATAACCTTTCTTTTTATCAGTAATTTTTGGACGGTAGATACCATCCATTGCTCCACCTTTTTTTTCTAGAAAATCTAGAGTTTCACTTTGCGCATCAATGCTGTCGAATAAATCGACATTTTCTAATTCTTTCATTGCCTTTCATTTTTTTTTATAAGCCTTTTAGCCTTGAAAACATCTTAAAACCTTTCAGCCTTAAAATATTCTATGTATTGTATATACTCTCGAATATACAATAAGTTTAATTATTTTTAATGATTCTAAATAATTTATTTGTGAAAAATGTATTTAACCCAAGTATAATGCCTTCTATTTTTTAAATATTCTAAATTGTGATCATTTTCATACGCTTCCCTTTCAAATGATAAATTTCTATAAGCATCACCACCATATATAAATAGTTTAATAAAAAATTCTAATATGTAGAAAATATAAAAAGGTATAACTAACATCTCAACTTGTTGTTTCCAATGAATTGATTCGTGATTTATTACATAAATATCAGTTATATATTTTTCTATAATATAAACACCAAATGGGCAAAGAGTTATACCTATGATTCTTTTACCTAAAAAGAATTTAAGAAAATTTGTCATTGTTTTTATTTTCATTAGTCTAAATATTTTTTATTAATTTTCTGTTTAATTCCTGATGTTTTATAAAAATCTTCATATTTATAACCTAATTCACATAGTTTTTTATTTAACATACATTGAAGATTATATAGATTAAATTTCCAATAGTTAATAAAAAAATCGTTATTCTTATCAGTAAATATATCTATATCTTCAAGATTGGTTAAAGTTTCATTTAAAAATTCAACACAAAATTCATCATATGAGTATTGATATTTAATATTTGAATTGCTTAAATCTTTGTTTATAAAGTCTATAGTATTTTTATATGCTGTATAATCATCAACAAAAGAATTGATAAGTGCAGTTTTTAGAACCTTTTTTCTTTCTTCAATTTCCATATACTATATATTATTTTTTTATTTTGCGTAATTGAAAATTTTATATATAGAAATGAAAAATAACTGAAATAAATGAAAATAACTCAAGGAGTTCTAAAGTACTGTAATATATATAATGTTAAATTTGAAGACAAGTATTCTAATATAAAAACAATTAAATCAACTGAGAACTACGATTCAAAATTTGCTAGTAACTCAGGTACATCACAAACATCAACAGTTTTAACAGATAATAATACCTATTATAATATTGTAGAACATTCTAATATACTTTCTGGTAAAACATTGTATAATTGTGATGTTGAAACTGGTAGATTTTTAAATTCTACATTTTTAACATCAAATAACAATTATATTAAGGATGGATATTTTAGTGGATGTACAATTTCTTCTGGCTACACTATTTATGGTGGGCAATTTTTTGATTGTGTTATTGATTCTGGTTGTACTTGGAAAGAAGGACAATGGAATAGTGGAACTTTTAATGGTGATTGGTATGGTGGAGTTTGGAATAGTGGGGTTTTTCCATATCCTGTTTGGTCAGGTGGTACTTTTAATGGCGGAATTTTTAAATCTCCATCTATTTGGATTACTGGTGTTGCAAATGGTGGATTGTTTAGTGGTATAACTTGGAATCATGGTTTGGTTCGTAATGCAGATTTTATTGGTTGCGTATTTAAGAGTGGCACATTCAACAATGGAACATTTAGTGGCGGAACATTTAGTGGCGGAACATTTAATAATGGAAAAATGAGTAATGCTACTATTAGTGGTGGTACATTTAATGGAGGTTTAATTTCAAATTGTGAAATTCGTGGAAACACAGAAATTAATGGCGGTAATTTTTCAAATGATAAAATTTATGATGGACAAATTTATAATATGAATGGTTCAGATTTAACAGTATATTATGGTAAATTTTATAATGGAAAATATGAAAATTCTACATTTATAACTGGTGATATATATAATGGACTATATTTGAATTTATCTGGTACTACATCAGGTTTAACAATACATAATGGAACATTTAAAAGTAGTTCACTTTGGTTTACTAATATACACAATGGTAATTTCACAAATTGTAATTCACAAAATGTAAAATGGAATTATGGCGTTTATACTGAAGGTACTATGACATTTAATTTAACTGGAAGCTCTAAAGGATATTGGAATGATGGTTATTGGAATGATGGCACTTTTAATGGTAGTACACCTTCTACTGGT